ACTTGGTTAATTGATTTACTAAAAAAACAGAATACGAACACGCAAATCAATTAGAGGTAAATCTATTATTTGAACGAGCTACAATTTATGGAGGATATTATTTAATTCAAACCATTATAAGGACTAATTAAAGTACCACATTAGTACCGCACTCCTTTAACAAATAACATTAACGACTAACACACCTTAACACTAACTTATTGATAAGATTGTAAGTTGTTGTTTTTCCTACGTGTCTGACAGGGTCGATTCCCCCCCGCTCCACCAAATAAAGCCCTTTTTAATCAATTAGTTATACCTAGTAACTTTTAGATTTGGCGACAGATTGGCGACAGTCTGTTTTAAAAAACCGCTTAATTGCGGTTTTTTTATATCCCGACTTTGACCCTAAGATCATTTACTTTTTCTTGTAATGACTTTATCCAGTCTTTTAAATCTGATTGCTGTTGCTTTAAATGAGAGATGTTCTGTCGGTTGTTAATAATCATTGTGCTGACAATAACAACTTGTGTCGCCAGAAAGGCCGCATCTTTAATATCAATTTCCATTTTTACTCCCAAAGCTAAATTTATTTTCCGTGTACATTCTAAATAATCGCATCAGGCCAAGCGTAGAAACTAATATTCCCAACATGCCAAACTGGAACCACCATGGCGCTTTGCCTATTGCTGACCATCCTGCCGCCATTTTTGGCGCGTAGTTTGGGATAAAGTGCATGATAAAAATACCTAACCAGAAAACAATCAGTAAATCGTCCATGATTGTATATTTACGGTTATCTAATACCTTTTGGTCGTAGTCTGCATCAGCATTGTCTTGATTCTCAATACGGCGAATATCAGCCGTTAAACGGGCTTTCTTTAAGTCACCTTCAAGCAAAGCAAGTTCGTTAACTGTTTGTGCAGCTGCTGTTGTTCTGCCTTGCCAACCGCCGACAATATCGGCGAATGGCTTAGCGATAAAATTAATAATGGTACTAAGCATCGTCAATTATCCCCTTAGTGCGTATTTTAACTTGATAGATAACGAACGCACCGAGCAAAGAGCCCACAACTGCCGTTATCACCATACTTGTATTAATTTTCATTAGGCAAATAATCCCCCAAACCAACCGCTATTTTTTTCAATGCGAGCAAGGCGACTTTGTACAAAATCTTCCTGCATTGCCAAATCAGCACCCGCTAATGATTGCTCAATAGTGAAAAAGCCTTTTGAGCCTTCAAAAACTGACATGTGCAACATGAGTTCTGGCAACATGGCCGGACTGACATATTCATCAGATGACAATTGAATTTTATCCGCTACATAATCAATATAACTTTGTGTGTGATTATTCTCGTCGGTGTTCGCTGGTGCCCACTTAGCGAGAATGGTTTCAATGGTATCTTCGCCACGCTCAAGATATTGAAGAAGAATAATGTAACCTGCACGAAAGCCGTACTCAGGTGTTTTGAATTCTTCAAAAACGTTATCTAGGTTGGCTTTTCTTTCGCCTTCCCAGTTTGCTGATTCTTTAATGTTCAGCGGATTGTTGTTACGTACATTTTTTGGTTTTTTCATTAGAAAATATATTCCTATTGGTAAAAGTAAAAGTTGCACCAGATAATGGTATTTAGTCACTACATACCCCTTTTGTTTTTTCGTAGACTTATTTGGCTGCTGCTTTTCATTCCGCGTAATGACATTAAAAGCCTGACCACGTACTAACAATCGATACAACTTGCCAATAAAGGTTATTACCATCATTTTGACTCATGAGCTTAATATAATTCCCCGAGCCACCTGTATTGATACCGCCACCGATTGTAGAGCCTGAAACACCCAAAATTCTATCAGCTACATCACTATTTATTGTTGTTGTACCTGAGCGAGTCATAATCCCGCAACAGAACCCAGCACCAACGTCCGCAAGGTCAGGTAAATTATAAGTAGGACTAGGGACTGTACTAAAGAACTCTCTGCAATCGTCCATTTTTGTAATATTAGTTGCTGCATTAGTTTTTCTGGTTAACTCGCTTTTGTCACGTCTAAACCTCCCAGTTCCTGCGGCAATTGTATTATCATATTTTGACCCGTCGACAATATATGTACCTTGGAGACTGACCTCTGCATTCATCAGTGTAAACACTTTCTTGCCTGTTCTAACGTTGGCCCCTGCTACGGCCCTATTGTTACTCCAGTTAATCCAACCTGAAGCTCCCCAATCAAAACAATTTTCAACATCTGAAAATATACAGTTTGATATTTCTGCGTTGATTGTTTTTCCTGCTGCCGTTCTAAAAGCTGTGAATGAGGATTCACAATGTAAAGCGTCAAGTTTTAAACAGTTGATGTAGCCATCAATATCCAAAGAAAACGAGTTATTTCCGTTAGCCTTTAAAGCTGTATTTTCTAATGTAATGGTATCCGCCGCTGTATCAGGCAAATCAATTTTTACTAATACCGCGTTGTTTTGATTAGTTTGTAGTATTGAGTCCTTGAGCTTCACGTTGGTTAAATTATGAAAACCTGTTATGTTTTTATCTTCGATATACCATAGGTGAGTGCCACCAAGTGAACCGCTTGTTCTGAAATTATCAAATATCATATTAAAGCTGTTAAAACTTCTTACTGCATTTGAGTCAGCGCGATTTGTTGAATCATATATATATATATCCCTTAATCCAGACGTATGAGAGCCATTATTCCAATCAATCAACCCTTTAGCTCCAGCTAAATCAACCTGCCCGTTACTGATAAAATTCAAATAGCTTTGTACTGATGCGGAGCCATTAATAATAAAAAGATAGTCACCGTTAATCGTTCCAATTTTAACTTTTGCTTTATTAAAGTTTATTTCTTTACGCTGAGTACCTGCCGAAAATGACAGTGTTCCTTGTAAAAGATGGTTACCCCGATACGCTAATTTAATTCGCCCTGTATCGTCGTGCATTGCTTTCATAGCCCCAAAATCATTAACTAAACCATCATTTTTCGCGCCATAACAAACAATCGTACTGGAATCGGTTTTTTCTATCACTAAAGCGAATAGCGTCAATACTGTACTTGCTATTGCGCCATATTCATCGGCTGGGTTATCAGCCTTTAATTTCACTTGGAATACAGCGCCGCCCCTTTCGTCAATACTGATTTTCTGACCAACACGTAACCACTTATCTGCTTTTGCATCAGTCACCGTTTCAAAGTTACGGGTAAAGCCGATAAAACTTTTCAATACTGAAATAACACTTGCTACAGCACCACTCATTTTATTATTTCCTTCATAATTCTTAACGATTAAACCGCCAACCGCACCACTAAGTGCGGTTAAGCTCAAGTACTTGAATAGTGACCGTCTGGTCATTCGGATTTTGGGCATACAAAGCGCCTTGCGTAGAAAGGTAGTCAACCATTCCAACATCAAGCCACCCACCTTGTCCAGTCAGCAAACCTAACTTTCCAAGGTATACGCCACCTATTTGGTCGCCCTTGATAGAAAGGCGAACCTCTCTACGATTGGCATTTGCCGCACATAAAAGTACCGTTTGCCCTGTAGCTACAGATACAGCAGGTAAATGGCTGTTTTCATTCGCGGGTTTTAAATCGGCTTCACTGGTTAATGTAACGTTCCAAGGTGTGCCACCAGACTGGGTGACAGCGCCAACAGTAAACGCTTCATCAAATTGCACTTTGACGATTTCTTCAATTGATTTAATGGTGTTTTTATTGGCACCCACTTCAATTTTAAACGGGCTTAATTGAAATTTAATCGATTGATTTTGTGTACTTGTATTAACGATTGATATTTCATCACTCCCATGTAAATCAATAACATCAGAGTTTTGTACTTGTACTTCTTGCGAGTTACGAATAGACAAAGCAACCCCCTCACCAACAGAGCGCACAACAAAATAGCGTGCGGTTGCTGACAAGGGGAGTTTCTCATTAGGTTTAAGGGTTATATCTATCATTTCAGAACCTTAGTGGCTAGAAATGCGACAGCTAAACCGCCGAATCCCCAACTTATGTATTTAATTATTTTTGCCGCAGTTTCAGCAACAACCGTTTGACCGCCCGTAGTCACGCTTTGAGCTAACGCTTGAGTCGTTGCAAGCTGGTTACTTGTTTGCTGAGAAAAAGAACTCATGGCGCGTTCCATCGCATCAATTGCCCCGCCATCGGTCACCGTTAAGTTTCCAGAGTTCCCAGAATAAGCGCCTGAAAAGTCTTGCCTGTTATCGGTATTATAAGAATCACTAATATCAGTATTGTAGGCATCTTCAACACGCGACAAATCAATGTTTTGCGTGTTCTTTTTGCCTGACACTTGCCCAATATCAATTAAGTCTTGACCCGCTGAGCTATTGCTTTTATCACTTAAATCAGAGGTTGTTGTGTTTGCGTTGCTGTCAAATAATCCCACAATCCCCTCCTATCTTTTTATTGATTTAAAGTAAAAAAAACCAAGTACCGCAACCGCAGCCGACGCATACACATACCAAGGTGTTTTTTCGTTATGAGTAACATTAAAACCACCTTGATAATTTGAACCTGATGAAGAATTACCACCAGTGGCAGCACTGGAGCCTGAAAAGCCCCCGCCGCCTGTATCAATTCCCATAGGCATGGTTAACGCTCCTGAGCCCCCGCCAAATATTTGCGCGGTAGCTTCCCTTTATTTAGACGATTTAAATTCCGACGCTGTGCAACACGCTCTTTTCTTGCTCGATTTCTAGAGCTTGTTATCACCATTTCTCTTGGCTCAACAGGTCGAAAAGGCGGCGTCTGATACCGTCCGTAATCATTACCACGACCGCCAATCAACCGACCTGAGATAGGTCGACGAGGTCGACGACTGCCAAAAAAACGACTTATATAATTTATAGGTCTCAAGTTATGCTCCTTTTGGTAAGTAACGATAAGCGAGATATAAACCACCGCCAATCGCTGCATATTTAACAAGATTGCTCATAGCTGAGTTGGAAAACCAACCTGCGCCAAAGCCCACACCACCCGCCAAAAGAGGAACTAATAATAACGGCATAATCCCCCCTTATTTAGCGACTTTAATCGCAAGTAAAAAAACCAATGCAACACCACTAACCGCGCCCATCAATTTAAACGGGTCGTTGTACCAAGGTGCTGGCAAATTTTGACCATTACCCGCTAATACGGGGCGACCATCAGCAGTAGTACCATGTGTAGGTTGCGTAAAAGACTCGCGTTGCGCACCTTGTTGGCTTGCAACTTCTGCCCCTTGATTACCAACACCATTTACAGCACCAAGAACGCCGACAACATCGTCAAGGCTTACTTCACCAAGCTTGTCGCTTATATCATCCCACCAAGACATAAAGCCCCCTTACGCAGCAGCGGCAACATACTCTAGTTCTTCAACTAAAATAGTTACGGCTTGACCTGCGGTGTTACCAAAGAGATTGAATTTTAATGATTCACGTGCAGCCGTTGGGTATAGGCCTTTTTCATTAAAACCAGTCGCTGTAGGGTCAAAGTGCATATAACCCGCTTGCGGTGCTTTTTTAGCGTATTGACCACCAATCGACTTTAAATCGAAATTAATATCGGCAATATCCGCTTCAAATTCGATAAAGTTATCGCGGTATATTTCTAGGCGAGTTAATGCGCCCGAATCAGGCAATAAATGCAAACGTGAAATTGCTTTATTGGCATTACGCTCCCAGTTGATAGGGTTCTTACCTGTTTTAGGTAATAGCACGGTAGTTTCATACGAACGCGGAATAAATAAACGCTCGGTCGTGTTATCAAGCCAAAAAGCACGTGCTGATAATGTCGGCGTAACAACTGCGGATAAATCACCAAAAGTGATATACAGAATCAAGCTATCTTCTGGATAAGTCACCAAAGCGCCCGACATAATACCGCCCATATTTCGTGCATCAACATTCGCTAACGGAAATACAAAACGCGGTGTTTCAACTTCTTGCTTTTTGTAAAGCTCAAGCATTTTCAGTTGAGCACCTGTATAGGTTTTGATAATTTCGCCATTCAACTCTAATTCAGCACGAGCAATTTGAGCGCCCGTCGTAAAATTAGTTAAAAATTGAATCATGAAATAAGTCATGCCTACAGGTAACTTGATAGAACCACGAACATTAGTGGCCACTTTGTTAATTGGATCTAGCTCACGCGGAGCTGGTCTAAAACTATTGCGCATTATAATTAACTCCTAGTTAGCCGATTGTTTCTTCAACGGTGTCATTGTTATTTGATAAATAAACAACCAACGCTGAAACTAATAATGAAATGCCGCCAATAACAGCGAGTTCTTTTGCTTTAAAAACCATAATATTTTCCTATATGTATTTTTGTGAATTGAAAAACGATTTATAGGAGAACAAAAGTTTTGCTTTTTAAGCGAACGGTTTTTACTTCGGTTTTACTTATTTTTACTTCGGGGGTTTTGCGGCTAAAACGCTGTAAGCGTGAACTTTAAAGGCTTGTTCGCTTATTTGGGGGAATGATATAAAAGGCAATAAAAAACCGCTAAAAGCGGCTTTTTTGTTGACTGTTGGCTATTTTTTTCTTTTAGGCTTATCAAATACATGTCTTAAATCTATATTTTCAACAGCTTCATCAAGTCCCGCTGTTTTGAAATAAGTGAGAGGAACCAGCGCTTTTATCTCACTAACCGTCACACCACATTCTTTTGCCATTCGTTCGGCATCGGCTACCGTTTGTTGAACACCAACGATTTTAAAGGGGGATTGGCTCAATATTGTTTTACTGATTTCGGTAGGTCGCTGAAAAACCGTGTGCATAACAAGTCCAAACTTGCGCCCACCTGTCAAACATTCACCCAAGCGACTATCATCTTTTGCCAGTGAATCAGTCCAACGCGCTAACTCTTCAATCAAAGCATCTAAGCGGCGATTACCATCAGCAGCCGCCCACACTAAGTCACAAAACCAAAGCATTTCTTCACGGTTTGGATTTTTAGGGGAATAAGCGACACGGAAAGGTTTTTTACTCTTCCATGCCTTAATAAATGCTTTTGCGAATGATGAACGGGTTTCATAATGATGAACATTTTTACCCGCAAAACCTGAATTTTTTGGATCACCTTTTATATATTGATAATCTAAATACGGGTCAAACATCGCCAAACAAGGTTTGGCAGGCATTACACCAGAATATTGAACCGCAACACCTTTACCGCCGCCACTTCTAGAGGTGTAACAACAATGCAGAGCTTCAAGCCCATTATCTTTATTAATCGCCACTATGCCGCTTCCTTTTCTTCTTGTTGCTCTGGTGTTGTGTTTTGTTTTGCGTACTTAGCTGCTTTCACTTGCCCGACAGTTGCCATAGCTATAAGGGCTATAGCTTTGGCCGCTTTTATTTCAGCTTGATATTGAATTAACCACGTTGGCATTTTATCGCCATACTTTTCAATGAGCGGAGCCATGTTTTTAGAGAAGCTTTCGTACTGTTCATCAGAATACTTAACATCAACACCTAAAAGCATTGATATAGTGCCTTGAATTGCGGCAAGTGAACCACCCGCAATCATTTGAGCGTTTTTAGCGTCGATTTTTATATCTTCTGGCTCGCCCTCACCTTGTTCTGCTTGATTTTCTTCCGCTTCAGCCTTTTCACTTTCTTCCGCTTCACTGGCAATAAAATCAAGGTCATTAAGGTAATCATCTTCATGACTATCCACTTCGGTAAATTGTCCGTCTTCAATGCCAGCTTCAACCGCTTGAGCCACTATACTTTTTTTATTATTCATTTCATCTCACTTATTTAATTTGCTAATTTGATACCAAAAACACAACCAACAACAGCCAAAGCACCGAAGCCCCAAGCCGCCCAATTAGTAGCTTCTGCGGGAGTTTCGTTATTTGATAGCTTTTGCTTAGTTTCGGGTTCCCACTCTTCATCATCAGCATCACTTACAAGTGCCGTTTTTACTGACTCTTGTGCTTTTTCGGGTTTTGCTTTTTTCGCTTCAATTGCAGCTAGCCATTTTTCACGTAATCGGGGGGTATTTCGGCTATCCATACCGCAAGATGTGCAATGAAGATAAAGCACTGTTTTACTGTTCGCTCGTTGCTTAACTGCGGTTTCACCGTCGCAACCTTCACAAGGAATAACGCCTAAGATTTTCGCCATTAGTTCACGCCCTTATTTGTTGTTAATTCTTCGACTTGGTTAATCAAGCCACCAATAACACTTTCCATTGCATCCAGTGCCTTTTCTGCCAAATCCATTTTTTTAGTGGGATTAAATGCAGTGCAGTCACTCGCTTTTTTTCTATATTCTTTTGCCGTAGCAAACTGTTCTTTAATATTTTCCAATTTGTTGCCTCTCTTCCCTTAATTGATTGTCTTTAACCTGGTAGATAAAACCATCGCCCGTATTAATTCGATAACCGTTGAACAGGTACTCAATTTCTTTATCCTTAAAACCTAGACGTTTCAGCCCCGATGCCTCGCAATCGCTGTCCGTACAGTTATTGACAGGACTCCAAGGGGAACCGCTGCCGCGTTTCCTAAGAGCAAAAGATCCCTCGCGAGTTTCTTCGTAACCCGTTGAGGAAATAAGCCCTTTTATTTTTTTAATTTTTTCAGCGTAATCATTGGTTGATTCTTCATAAGCAAGAACAACCCTTGAGCTACGCATTGCTTGGGTAAATGCATACCACTTGCCTTTTTTGTCGGTAGATTCCACGGCTTGACGAATTTTTTCTACTTCGGCATCTTCTGCAGTAAGTGATAATCGTCTTGCTTCTCGGTAGATGGTGACGGGTTCAGCACCGAAGAATTGGAACTGTCGCAAGTTCCAACGGCTTGCCCATGCGGTTGCTCGTTGCGCTCCTTCGTTAGCTGACTTTCCAGAATCGAAATCTTCTCCATCGACTTGAAGTGACTCGCCTGTATTAGTGCCAGACAAATCGCCGCCACCATTAGAAATGTGCTTTTTTTCAATGTATTCACCATTAATGTTTTTAGATAAGTATTTAGCGATATAGCCCGTTGCACTCCCCTTGTTCGGGTCGATAACCTCAACAACGAAACGATGTTCGTTAGCGCCTTTTTCTGTGCCATCTTCACGTTTTGCGTAATCTTCCATGGTGTAAATTAGGCGATCACCTTGATTCGGCATAACCCATAAAAGTAAGTGCCAGTGTGGGGTTGCATCATGGTGAGGTTCAGTTACCCGAACGCCATAATAAGTAATGCCTTTACGCTTTAATTCAGCGCGAATTTTCGCCCATGTACTTACTAAGTAAGCTTGAGTTTCTTTAGGTGTGCAGCCATTCCACTTGTCTGAATGTGCGTGATATTTACTAGGAGCCGTTAAGGTAATGAATAAGCCTTGATAACCATCATCAATACTGAGATTTTCTAAACCACGACAACGAACCATAAGCTCAGTAAAGCGATTTTTAGGGTTTGAACTTGACGCGTCAGCCATAGCAGCCAATGAAACAATTTGTTCGTATTCTTTGCCCGTATCAGGGCACGTGTGAAAGCTGAATAATTCCATCGCTTCTAGGTAATCACGATTAGCTTTTTGTTGTTGTTTCCACTCTTGGAGAGATTGCGCAGAGATATACGGGCTTATTTTTTTTTGTACGTCACCAATGGCAATTAAAATATGTTCATTGGTTTGGTCTTTAATGCGTTTGAATTTGCGTAACCACCATTTATCACAACGCAGACGAAAAATTGCACATTCTGCGGCTGGAATTAACTTGTTTTTTTGCACAACATTTTTATAAGGAGGAGTAACTTGCCATTCTCGGCAATAGGCCGCTAATTCATCGTAAACATTAAGTATGTTTTCTTCGTATTCGTTTGATGTATCGCACATTGTTACCATTTTCAAGCAATCGTCAGCCGCTTTACTGGCATAGTTTTCAATAAGTTCATCGCGACGCAATGCTTTAGTGTTTTTAAACGGGCAATCACTCAATATTTTAGCGACAGGCTTTACAACATCACGCAACCAAACATTGGCAAAAAGCTCATTGTTTTCATTATTTTTACGCTTTTTATTGAATATACTCACGTAATGACGAATTAAGCGACGCTTAACATAACGAGGTAAGTTTTCAGTTTTTTTAAACACGAAAGAGCGAATCTGTTTAAATTCGCTATTAGTAACAAAGATTTTATATTTGTCTTTGTTTTTATCGTCTTTAATAAGTGAGGTAAGTAACCGCCAGTGTTGACGGTCTTTTGATATATTTATTATGACTGGCACCCCGCCAACGTTTGATTCGTTTGACGAATAAGCCCTGTTAACTCATTTACTTTATTTCTTGTTTTCTCGAATTGATTAGTGCGAGATTGTTTCTTAATTTTCGCTTGGTAGGCGATAGCGTTATTATTTGAAACTAAACCCAATTGAGTTTTAATCTTCTGCAAATTAAATAAACGTTTAGCGATTACCTCTATACTTTCTATAGAGCTTTGGCTTGTTCTACGCGCTTCATTCTCACGTAATATTTTTTGAATTGGTGTTTCACGTTCAGCGTCCATTCATCTATTCCCCTGTAAACTAATTCCTCATCAAAAAAAAGGTGGGTTTGTAATAAACGCCCCCACCAACAGAGGAAATTGAAATTAATATTTATTATTGTTTTACGACCAACACACTTTGTTATGTTCGTCTTTCTTTTCTTCAGCCTCGATGGTTAGCATCAATAGCGCCGTCATATTGATGAACTTTTTGCCCTTTTCCTTAGGCTGAATAAAAGGAAGTATTTTGTTATCAATTTCATCGCGTATTACTTTTGGGGTTTCCCCTACGCGCTTTGCATATTCAGCAATCGACAACAACGGCTCTTTAACACTGATCGTAATATTCATTTTTGCTTTCCTTATGTGTCAGTTAGAGTTAAATTGTGTAGTTATGTGCAAAACAAGTACTTTTGCGCACAAAGCGACACATTTGCAGCAAAGATTAGATCGATAGCGATACATTTGCAACACTTATTTTTTGTGAGGTGCTTAAGTGCATGACGTAAACTCTGAAATAGACGAACTAAAAAGAATAACCAAAACAGACAAAATCATCGATTTATCAAAGGCTTTAGGTGTATCAACATCAACAATAAGGTCATGGAGAACTAGAGGTAAAATTCCTCAAAAAATAATTGACCGTGCGACATTAGAGAACAAAGAAGACGACACAAAAGGGACGCATATCAATTTACCCTTTTATGAGATTTCAGCCAGTGCAGGAAATGGCACGTTAGTTGAGAACGAAGAATTAGAGCAGAACATTAGTTTCCGAGCTGATTGGTTACGAAAAGATTTGGGTGTAAATCCTAAGAATATTTTTATCATGCTGACCAAAGGCGACAGCATGGACCCGACCATCAAAGAAAATGCGTTAATAATGGTAGATAAAAATACAGAAAAACATACAAACGGCATTTATGTACTGCGCTTTAATGGCGAACTACTGGTTAAACGTCTCCAGTTCACCATGTCGAATACCATTAAAGTAATTTCAGACAATAAAGCCTACGACACAGAAGAAATTAACCCAGAACAATTAACAGGCACCGACCTTGAGATAATAGGTAGAGTGGTTTGGTCAGGACAAAGGATGTAAAAGGAAATTATTATGGCAGCGAAACCAAAACCAACAAAAGAAACGGCAGAGAAAACAACTGAATTAGATGAATGTTTTATCATCATGCCTATATCAGACCCCGAAGGTTATGATTCAGGGCACTTCAAGCATGTTTACGACAACATTATCAAGCCTGCATGTAAAAAGGCTGATTATAAAGCCTATAGAGCTGATGATAATGAAAGCACGAATATGATTCATGACGTTATACTTAAAAAAATACTCAATGCACCAATGGCGGTGTGTGATTTAAGTAGTCTGAATCCTAATGTAATGTTTGAACTTGGCATAAGACAAGCCTTTGATAAACCAGTAGTGTTAATTCAAGAAAAGGGTACTAAGCGAGTATTTGATTTAGCACCTATTAAAACGATTGAATACCCTAAAGGTATGGTATATCACGAAGTTATTGCATTCCAAGAAAAGCTTAGTATTGCAATTAAATCTACCTTTGAAGAATCCAGCAAACCTGATAATTCAAATTCAATTGTTAAGTTTTTAGCGTTGCAATCTGCCGCAAGAATTCCAGATATCAGTGGTAATGAAGAAAGCATGAAGTTTAATATTCTTCAATCTGAAATGAGTGAAATACGCCATCTTCTTAAGATGAACTTGAGTAACAATTCAAATATACCAGCTCTCCCTCCATGGGAACGTAACAGTAGTAATCAAAAAGTGTTTCGAATATCAAGGCTTGAAAGAGACTTTACCTTAATGGCAAAAGCCAATGAAAGAAAAGAACTCAGTTCTTCCCAACGGAGTGAAATGATTAACTCATTGAGAATACATTTAGAAGAACACTTAACTGACCCTGATAATCCGGAGGATGAAAAAAGAGCTAAAAACCTCCATAAACACTTACTTAATTTCATCGATACATTATGAGAATAGCAAAGATTAACCCGTTCCATTTTTATGAAAGCTTACAAGTAAATTAAAAAACAACAAATAGGCCGCGTAGTTTGGTCAGAACAGAGGATGCAGTAATGGGATTTATGGGTTTAGTTCGAAAACACGGAAAGTTATTGCTATGGGGGACTGCTATTTATTTTGCTTGGTTGCTCATACTTCTTATGTGGGAGGGTTCATTGTTTCCTAATTCCACTACTTTAAATGCATTGTTTGGGGATAGAAGTAAGCCAAGCTCTTTTTTAACATCGTGGGCTGCATCTACTTTAGATAATTTTCTATTTTTCATCTTAATTGGGGTTGCACTAGGTATTTTATCCTTTAAAAACCCAGAAAAAGACCCTGTACCAACAAAAATTAGTTATCTTTTTCCTAAAACCAAAAAAGGCAGTGCACTAGCTCATAGTTTACAGTATGAAATATCAGCTCTTGCTTGTGTGAATACACATCAAGATCGAGAAATAAATATTGAAGAAATATCACAATGTGGAGGCTATTTTAAAATATTGACTAAATCTCACTCTGTGATTAGAAATATTTATAACAATCATAAAATAGCAAATGTTGAATTACTCTTCGGCATGGAAGTTACTGACCTTGAAGGGAAAGTAGAGGCGCTTGGTGAGGTGCTCGGAGAAATAAGAGACTTTAATATCTTATCCCTTGAAGACGGCACAATGAAAAAAGAGCCTATACTAAAAGGAACCGTGTCATTAGGCACTCATAGGTTAAACTGCAAACTCCCTCACTCTGTATCTTTAGAGCCGGAAACTGAAATCATTTGTCAAACATCAGGTTGGTTTTGGCAAGATAAAAATCATCCTTCATATTACAGGACAACTCGATTTACTGAATCGACTAAATTCGCTTTCATTAATCACACAGATAGAGATATTAAAGTAATTGTTACTTACCTCAATATTAAGAAAGATAGAGAAATAAACGTGTTTTTGAGACGTGGGAAGGCTAAATCTAAATGCATTGAAAAGGTTATCTCCCCGAATCAAGAGTATGTTTTTGAAAAAAGTGAATCACTTCCAAAAGATATTGTGCGGGTTGACTTTAAATCAGATTGGGACGAACCGGAGAGTTTTATAACTAAAATAAAAAAGGCTGTTACCCAAATCTAAGCTAAAATTAAATAAAGAATAAGTAAACTTTTATTGATTACGGAAGTCTACTTCAATATACTGACAACATTGTCAACATCCAGTGCCATTCAAGGCACTATAAATAAAGGGGAATCTTATGATCAATGTTAATGATGAAAGTGGCGGTGTAGTAATCACAGAGCCATAGCTAAAACCTCTTTAACCAAGCTCTTTTTATAAGGGCTTTTTTTTCGCCAAAATTATATGACAATAAGAAAACAAACCAACGGAAAATATCTTGTAGAGCTTTACCCGCAAGGGCGAAGCAGTATACGTGTGCGTAAAACATTTGCTACGCAAGCAGAGGCTAAACGCTTTGAGCTATTCAACCTTAATGAAGCAGAACAAAAACCATGGTTACCCGCCAAAGACGATAATCGCCGCTTAAGTGAATTGGTAGATGTTTGGTTTAATTTGCATGGCCAAGCCCTAAACGATGGTGTAAAGCGTAAAAGTAAGTTGCAAGCGATGGCGTTAATGATGGGCAATCCCATCGCCCGACATTTTAAAACCGCAAACTTTTCAAAATATCGTCAAAAACGTTTAGAAGCCGTTTCTATTAAAACCGTTAATAATGACCAAACTTATTTGAATGCTTTATTTAACGAGCTTAACCGCTTGGGTGAATGGCTTTATGAAAATCCGATTAATGGTTTACGTGCCCTAAAATATCAACAACCTGAGATGGGCTTTTTAACGCCTGATGATATTCCCCTGTTATTTGATGAATTAAAGAAAAGCCGTAACGCGGATGTTTATCTAGTTGCCAAGATTTGTATTTCTACGGGTTGCCGCTGGAGTGAAGCAGAAAAGTTAACCGGCGCACAAATAACACCGCACCGTTTAACGTTTACCAAAACTAAAGGTAATAAACACCGAAGCATTCCCATTAGTGAAGAACTCTATAACGAGATCCCTAAAAATGACGGGCGCGTGTTTAGCAATTGCATAAAAGCTTTTGACATGGCATTAAAACGGACGGCGGTTCAACTCCCTAAAGGGCAATCGACTCATGTATTAAGACATACGTTCGCCAGTCACTTTATGACCAAAGGCGGTAATATATTGGTGCTTCAACAGATACTAGGCCATAGTAGTATTACTGATACCATGAAGTATTCGCACTTCTCACCAACACATTTAGAAGATGCAATAAGGCTTAATCCCCTAAATATCCCCACCTCTTAAAGTGGCGACAAAGTGGCGACACTCATCGTTTTTTGTTGGTTTTGGTCGTTTTACGTTGTTCGCTAAGTGATTGATTGCACTTGCAAGTCATTGATTTAAAAGGAACTTAAAGGGTTCGATTCCCCCCCGCTCCACCAATTTTGAAGATTAAGACGCGTCCTAGCGTCTTTTTTTATGTCTAAAATTCAATAAACAACACATTGCTCTCATAACCATTTGGTTATAACACTTTTTTTATTGGCACTTTAAAAACAAGAACTAACTTAGCCAAACCTCGGCACAAAAAAATATCTCAATGCTCGTCGTTGGTTAACTTCTAGTTAAAGGCAACTCTGTTCGACCAACCAATTGTTTGAGAGCAAAGCTGCTTTTTATGTCAG